TTGAACTCATAGATATTAGGAGCAGAAGGGTCATTGTATGTAATGACTACTTTTTCTTCTAATCGGTCTGCACCTTCTGATAAGTAGTTCGCTACATCTTGTGTTGGGTCAAGTAATGTCGGGTCTTGTTCAAATGTAACAATACTCTGTACCAGCTTAACGCCAATTACTTCTTTACCTGTACCTGTAAATGGAATTGTTTGCTTCTCGAAAGCGCGGATTTTACCGCCTAAGTAAATGAAACCTTTCTCTAGAGTAAGTTCCTTAATCCCTTTTGTTTTATCGTTAGGGTCTACATATACGAAGTTAAACGCCATACCGTTTTGAATGGCACCATCAGCAAAGATACTATCTCCCATACGTTTTACATGGAAGTCATAGATAGATTGCATTTCGTTTAATTCTGCTTGTTGTAAAGCTCTATCAGCTCTAAACAAGATTCTACTACGACCACTATCTGGGTTGAAGCGGTCATAGTAAGGTGCTTTGGATAAGTCTAATGTATCTGCCAATTGCTTTCACTCCTATTATTTGTTTTTAATATCTAGAATGAACTCTTCTATGATATCTAAATTGTCTCCACGTTTCTGTACCGCATTACCTTCTTCGTATGGTATTGGGTCGCCTTTGTTTATGCAGACATTTTTAATTCGTAAGTTCTTATTTAAGGATGCCTCTACGCGAGGGAAGTAAATTCTCCACATACACGAAACAGCATTAGCAGGAATTATTTGTACATGGTCTAATCTTACCCACTTATTTACCTCGCTCGTAGGTGTACGTGTGTACTCAATCCAGTTCTTGCCATCGTTAAACCAGAACGATAGATAAGCCCCTGATACGTCACAGTTAATATCTGCGGAGAATGTAACTTTATCTCCTACTTTGAAACCGTTCAAACCGTTATCGTAAGAGCCTATCTGGAATGCAGAATCGTTGTACCTAGTACAAGTTAATCCTAAATAGTCTTGATTCCAGAATGATTGCACATTGATACCCCTTACTGTTTCTGTAGCTGGTCTATCATTATCAGAAGGTAATCTAGGAAATACATTAACCGCACTACTATAAAGTACTCGGGTTTTTGTGAATGGTTTAAAGGTTTCTGATGCTTGGATTACACCTTCCTTAACTATCTCTGCTGGGAGATGAAGTTGTTGGTATCCGTTCGAGAAAGTAGGAACTACATCGATGTCTCTTCTCATGTATGGTTTATTTTCGAACATACCACCTTCAACTGTAGTCTGGTAATATATCATTGTTACGTCTTCTAGTTTAAGCTTATCGACAGGAACCATGTAGTAAGAAACTCCGCCGTATTCTAGTTTAGGATAAGTCTTAACAGGTGTACCAAGAACAGGTTTTACAGGTATCGCTCGGTTTACCCTCTTATAACCTATTATATCATAATCTCCTAATCTCAAGTACGTTTTGTCCTTGTTGTCGAATAACTGCTTGATTTTATCTTGACTATCGTAGTCAGCTATGTTATGTCCTAAGTCTTCTGGGGCTGCTGTGTACATCAGAGGCTTGTCACCTTTTACTAGTGTTTGGGCTGCTGTTTGGAACCAGTTCCCAGAACCTGTTAGCTGGTCTACTTCGAATCGTAGTTTTGCGTTAGCATCTAGTCCCTTCTGCTCAATTGGTAGTGTTACACTAAGCATTTGCCAATTAGCAGTAGCATTACCTACAACCGTTCCTCCCATTGAACTACTCTCTGAGAAGAACTTAACAGGCATAGGTACAATTGTATCGAGCCTAGTAAACTCTATATCAAAGAAAGATATACTACCATTTCTTCGAAGCCATACTATAAAGTGAGGCGTGTCTATTGTAGTGTTTATAGTAACGTCTCTAGTGAACTCTACCCATCTACCTATTTGGTTTTTATCAGTTATTTCCATGATAGGGACAGGGTTGACATCTACACCATTCGCATCTTTACCTTTGAGTTCTACTGCGGTACCTTCATCTATAGCTATGTCGCTGTTAACTCTGTAGAGGAAGCGGATTCTATATTTCTGACCTGCTACTAGTTTTGTTAGTCCACCTTCTGTAAGTATTTGTCTTAATCCTACATATCTATTCATATCCATACCGGAAGCTCTTAGTGTCGCTACATTACCATATACACTGTCCGTCTCGATTTTAACATTATCCCCTGTTGTTGAAGATGCGGTGAAGGGGCTTAATACTCCTGTAGCGAAGTCCCCGTTAACCATCGAGTTATTTGTTAACCGAACAGATTGAGAGTAAGTAACTGTGTCACCTACTTTAGCTGCACTTCTATTTACAATACTAGGGATGTTGTATCGAATACTCCCCCAGTTAATATTTGTCTGGGTTATTTTTGTTCCCATATACCGCTTCGAGAGTAACTGTACATTGTTTGGGTTATAACTCCACGGGTCATCGCTACCAGAATAGTCCTTTGTTTTTACCAGCAAGTTACGATTGTTTATGACTTTCTTTTCAATCGGAATCGCGTCTTCGTTCTTTCTGTTTGGTAGCCGAGAAAGTTTTGCTTTAACCCCTGCTGGTTTGAACTTTTCGATTTCACTTAGAACATCTAAAGGAACATTCTCTGTGAATCTAGCATCGATAACGGCTGTCGTGTAGTACTTACCTAGTAAGTGGTCTTCACCGTTTAGTTTCGATTTATTCAAGATAAACACGTTCTTGTAAGGTTCATAAATCTCAACCTTCGTCGTCGGGTCATTTAAGTATTTCTTAATCGCATCTTCGATAGAAAGTACAGTACCTCTTTCGATAAGAATGAAATTAATAATCCGTTGTCTGTATGTGTCATCGCTTTCATTATCCTTACGGAATACACCGAACTTATCTCCGAACTCATCTAGCCATTGTCCGGTAGCTGTTTCTAGTCGAGCATCTTTTTTGCTCTCTATAGCATCAGTAGCCACACTTTGTAACATATCATCTAAGGAAGCAAGGACAACATTATGGGGATTGCTGTCCTTTGTTAATCTTGTTTTCCATAGAGGATGTAAATATTTCATGAAGCCCATATTATTCCTCCTATACTAGTGTTACTTTAATTATACCAGCTCTCACGATTTCGTTACCTTTGACTACCTCATTAGCTGTAGGTTTTGTGTACTGTATATCGTATACAAGCTGCTTATCTACGCTCTTGATAACGTAAGATAAATCGTTTAGAATTAAGTTCTGAGATGTTTGCATATTGTTTAAGTAGCCTTCTATAGCAAACTTGATTCTATCTCGTAATGCATTTGTAATAGCTGGTTTGTTTGAGATGGTAATGGTTACTTCCACATCTACAGCTTTACGAGTTACTGGTCTTACTTCTACCGGGATTCCAGCAGGTTTAAATCGTGTAAGTGACGTTGCGATTGCTAGTTTAACAGAATCAGGTAGTTCCCCGTTCTTATCGTGAGCATACACGATTACGATACCAATCTTCTCATCTATGTATACACCGGATACTTCTGGTACTAATCTTGTACCATACTCCAATGCTGGTTTTGTAGCCTTACTTAAGGATTCAATATATGAACGGAATCTAGATTTCAATGCTTCTAGTGGTTCTTCGTTCTCACCTGTTTGGAATGCAGAAGGGTTAG